TTTTGAAGCGCGCACATTCCGCAGGCGGTACTTGAGCGGCCCGCGCTCGTACGTGTCAGGCGTATCGGCCATGATAACGCAGACCGTAACGGTAACGTCCCGCCCCACAGCCTGCTTGATAGTTTGAAAAATTGACAAATCGGTATTGTCGATGGCCAGGCGACAGGGACGGGGCGCGTTGTCTGTCTGTTCCGGCAGGATGATCGTAAACCCCGCGGCGATAAACTCATTTCCGCGTGATGTGACATTCTGGTTGTTATCCACAAACCGCAGTACCGCGCCGCCGGAAACCTCGATGGTTAGCAGGTGCAGGAAAACTTTTTCAGTTTCGGGAGCAAGGACGGCGGCGGTCGCGTCGGGGGATATGCGGCTCATAGGCGCTCCAGCGACATTTGAATTTCAAACATACCGTCCGTTGAATTTTCCGTATAATCTCCGGTGAAACGGAATTCCGCAATCTCAAGGGTTTGAGGATCGGTAAAATTAAAACGCAGCACGCCGTCGGCAAGGGCGGTATGGTAAAACTGATCCAGCATTGAGCGCTGTTCGGCGCTTAGAATCATCCTGCCTGTGAAGATCTTGGTAGACGCCGTATAGCGCCGTCGTACTTTTTTTGGCCCAGCGTCCATCTGCGTGCGGATAATGCTTGAGTTGCGTTTTGCGGAAAGCCCTTCTACAAGCAGCGTATTGGGAAGCATTTCCGGCCAGAATATATCTGCCATACTATACCCCCGCCGCCCGCAGGCTGTAACGCCCGCCCAGGGCGCGATCAGCCTTGCCGGATGCGATGTGCCGGTTAACCATATCGCCGATAATAACATCAATTTGTTTACCGCCGTCGGCGTTCTCATGTTCTTCCTGACGTACTTCGGCGCCGGAATTGTTTATTATATTGACCGTTACCCGCGTCTCGCTGCCGTTTGCGGTTTGAATGCCGAGGTCTCCGTTAGCCATGCGCTTGAGCGGCATAATAGCTTCAGGCCCAGCCTCTCCCATGAGGCCGGTTCCACGCGCGAATTTAAAGAAGGTTGGATTTTGCACAACTTGATTTGTGAAAGCCCCGCCGCGCGCAAAAGTCTGAATACCGACAGCGTCAAAAACATTTCCATGAGCATTTGCCTGCGCTTCTTCAATTTTTCCGTCAACATAGCCCTTGACAAGCGCCGCCGATCCCGCCGCGGCGATAAAACCAAGACCAAGCGGCCACATGCCTGGAACACCGATTAGCTGCAAACCGGCTTGTAAAAACAGATTCGGCAGAGCGTTTAGAATTTCCTGACTCATAGAGACAATGGCATTTTTCATCGCTTCTTCAGCTTCCGCACCCTGCCCGAAAGCTCTGCCCAGTTTCTCAAGGCCGCCTAAAACTGCGCTTGAACCAAGATCGCGAAGGGATTCGCCGAGACTTTTTATTGTGTCTTGCGTAATTTCGGCTTCCGTTTTCACCCCTTTAAGCTGATCTATCAAGTCTTTTGCAGTTTTTCTTTCTTCATCCGTTGCACCCGCCGCCTCAAGCGTTGCCAAGGCAAGATCGTATTGATCTTTGCCGAGATTTTGTACTTCCACGTCCAGTTCGGAAAGGACTCGTTTTACGGTTTCCGCGTCCATGGCTTCCAATAATTTTCGCGCTTCGTCGGATTGTGCGGAAAGCCCGATCCGCGCCAGTTCGGCTTCATGGGCCAGTTGTCGTTCCGACTTGTTGAAGTCGTCTATTCGTTTGGTTATATCGGCAATGGTTTGTTCAAATTCTTTCTGAACCGCTACCGCTTTCATAGCGTCTTCCGCCGCCTTGGCCTCCTCACCCAGACGTTTATACTCTTCAATGAGCGGTTTAATGGGACTGTCGATTGCGGAAAACTGCTTGTCTATATCCGCGGGATTGATAGAAAAAAGCTCGACCATGGCTTTTTGAATATCCGCCTGCTGGCTGCGTAGCGCCTCGGCGACATTGAATTCTTCGCCTAACGCCGTTAACACTGTTTTTCCTGCCTCGAAGGATCGGCTGAATTCGGCAAGATATAGTTCAGCCGCCCTGGCGCCAGACTCGCCGAACTGTGCCGGGTCGATCTTCGTGATTTCCCCGAACCAGTCCTGCCACCGTTTTTTTAATACAGGCGTTGGCGGAGGCGGTTCAAGCGATGCAGGATCAATCGACAAAGTTACCGGAATATCTATAATCGAAAAATCTTCCCCTAGTTCTTTACCTATTTTTGCCAGCTCTGTATTTATTCGCCGCCTGGTAGTCTCTGCTTTTTGTGCCGCCTCATCCCAACTATATTTATATGTTTCAATAGCATCCCTGAATTGCCTGGCGCCAAACGCGTTTCCCATTTTTTCTTCGAGTTCGATGTTTTTGAGAGCCTCTTCTCTGTATTTTTCATAGGCTGCCTCTGCCGTTTCCACCGCTTCTGCCTGTTTTCTTAGAATTTCAATCTGCCTGTTTGCTGCATTAATAATTTCAGCTTCACTAAGACGCCTCACCGCTTCCGCCGCTTCGTCAACAGTTGTGGTATACGCAGTGATTTCTCCAGCCAGTTCTGGGTATAATCTGATAAGCTCTTCGGTTGTTTGCTTGTCTAAAATTTTCGCGTCATTGCCGCCGGCATAGGAACGCAACAGACTATCGGCTTCATTTTTTGTCTTGCGGATTTCGGTATTCAAGTCTTGATACGCGTGAGCTTGCTTGTTAATAATGCCGGCTACTATTCCTGCCGCCGCAATGACCCCTCCGATTGCCAGCATATACGGATTGGCCATAACCGCGGTCATAGCGGCGTGTATCCCTTTTATTGCCGCGATTACCGGACCTGAAACGGCAACCATTCCGCCCATGCCAAGCACAAAACGCTTTGTACCTTCATCCATATCACTTATACCGCGCAGGAACGAGCTTGCGCCGTCAAGCAGCTCTGTCGCTACCGGCAGCATCATTTCCCCGAAAGAAGCAAGCGCCTGTTTCGCGTCATCCGTTGCGGTATTAAATTTTTCGAGGGTTGTGCCGGACAGCTCGTCCATCATACCGGCGAATTGCCCGCCCGGTACGGTCATGCCCTTGAGCGCCTTCTCCAAATCGCCGAAGCCGAGTTTGCCCTCGTTAGCAAAACGGCGCACTCCTTCCTCGGATGTACCCAGTTCTTTTGCAAGTTGTTTGAGTACCGGAATTCCCTGCTGCTGAAGATTAGACAAATCCCGCGCCGTAAGTTTCCCTTGAGCGCGTACGCGCTCAAAAGAACCCGATATCGCGCCGAACGAACTGCCGGTTCCGGCGGCCACATCACCGAGCATCTGTATAGTCTGGGTAGCGTATGCAGTATCGTGCCCCATGTTTACCATTGCCCGGCCAAGTGTAAAAACCTCGTCAACAGAAAGGCCGGGCGAAGTTCCAAGCCGCCGCCAATCCTCGAACACGGCGGACGCTTCCTCCGCGGAGCCGAGCATGTTTTTCAGGGAGAGCTTGAGCTTTTCGTTTTCACCCGCGAACTTGATCGCTGCGACACCGGCCCCGGCGATGACGCCTGACAAGATCATGCTTTTCTTGGAAATGGAATCCAGCGCGACGCCGAGCGATTCTGTTTTTTGTTCCGCGCCGCCAACGCTTTCATTGAGTTTTTTGAAATTTTCGATAGCGCGGGCGACCTCGGCCTCAACCAGTACCCGCAGTTCGTCTGTTACCTGCATTCCGTTCCCTGTCCCGTTCTTTCAACAACTCCAGCTCGGAGTCCAACAGTTCTACCAATTCTACCAGCGCCGCCGGTTCCCGTATCCAGTCCGGGCCGTGCGGCCAGCCGTAACGTTTTATTTTCGCCCACAAGTTATACGCCGCGTAAAATTCAGGAGTGAGGTAACTTTGCACCTCACTCCGTTTTATGACCCATTCCCGTAAAACTATCTTCTCTTTGGCGTACTCCTGCCTTAATTCCCGCTCGTGCCATCCGTCCCACAGGAGTCCGAAGCCTATTCGGAGATTTTTTTTTGCGTGTCCGTAATTTTGTCGGAACAAACCTCGGTGCAGATGGCGTTCACCAGCGGGAACATTCCGGCGAAACTCGCCACGGCAAGTTCTTCCCCGCAGGTAACCGGCGTTTCCTTCCCGGCGTCCTCAATGATCAGATTTTTTATCGCGCCGACATGGAAGCGGAGAATCTTCGAAGCGTTGAACCTTGTCTGCGCCGATGTGGCGGTGAAATCCCTGCCGGCGGCGTCCTTCTTTTGCTGCGTGACCAGTTCCGTAAACACCAAGGTTCCATGATCTTCGGCGGTCGGACGAATGATCTCCACCGAAAGCCGCTCGCTTTCAGGCAGATCAAGATTGCCATTAATAGCGGGGTAAAAAACGTATTTTTTGTTAGCGGCAAATTTCATTCATCGCCCTCTTGTTCCATTTCATCTTCCGGCTCCGTTGCGCTCTCTTGCCCGACTATGCGGTAATAGATGCACGGCCTGTTCTTGCCGTCCACGCGGTAGTTAAAGTTAAACGGAATAACGCCGTCCACCGGTTTGTCCATCTGGAAGGACTCCACGATGATCGGGAAGTACCGCCACATTTCGGTTTCTCCCGGAACTTTGCTTTCACGGTAGGAGATCATAAAGTGATGGACTTTGGCCTGCGCGGCCTGTTTGGTGACATGCCCGCTTCCGTCTTCGAGAATCACGGGATTGAACTCGTTGATAAGCTCGCGCTGTTCGTCGCTGTCAACGTCAACATAGCCATTGATGTTTCCGGTTTGCTCCTTGAACGCCGAAGGCTCGTACGCCCGCGCGCCGGTCTCAACGTCGATCTGGGTAGTTACGTCGATAGCCTGCCCCTGCGCCGCTGCGCTGACGTCGGTAGTAAAAGACAGTTTGCCGAGCGTCATCGGGATAAGCGCGTCTCCTGCCGCAAGCGCCTGACCCTTTTTCGCGTAATACACGTCCCCGGCTTCCAGCGACCTGTCGCTGACAGCCTCGGGATTTTTTTCGGGGATGCCACTGCCGTCCGTAGCGCGGCTTTTTATCTTGTACCACCCGCTTGCGGAAAGCTTTACGTTGGCTCCCCCTGTAGTCGGCTGTCCGAGTTTTACACCGTAGAGAAACCCTTCTTTTCCGGTCGGTCTCATATTTCCTCCTTCGGGCTTTGCCCGATTATATGCGCCGGGTATGTGATCGAAACTTCCCAGTTCTCGATATAACGCACCGGCATTGATGACTCTTCCTCATCAGGATACTCGAAGCGTCCGGCGGCAAGCCGTTTCCAGACAACCTCAAGATGACAAACTTTATCCTCTTCAACGGCGACGCACAGCGGCGCCTCGTTCAGCGGCAGCATTTTGCGTAACGCGAGAATGGTGTCCGTGACCCATTGTGCGTGGGTTCCTTCGCTTTTGAATACGGCGTTGAAAGTAATCCGTTCCCAGCCCAGTTTTCCGGTCTTAGGATTCCGGCTGTCGATACCGGCGGGCTCTATTCCGGCAAGATACAGTTCTATCCGCGGACGGTTCGCCGATGTTTGTTGTGGTGCGAGAACCGCTTCCAGCCCCAGTCCCCGGATGCCTTCCAGCAGGGCGTTAATAATTTTTTCCATAACACCCCCTACATAGTTTCGTTGTGAAAATGATAATAAAAATCTAGAGCCGCACCCCAGCCTGTCCTTCCAAAACCTGATATACCGGTCTGTAAATCGTTTCCCAAAAGAAAATAATAATTGCTGCCGTCTTTACCAAATATAGGTTTTACAGAACTGATCAAAAGCATTACAGCTTCGTATTTATCATCCATGTTTCCCTCCCTTGAGCGCGTTCGCCACGCCTTCCTGTACCAGCTTGAGAATGTACGCCTCGTCCTTCTCGTCGATATACAAAAACGGACGCGCCGGAATCTTCACCGAACGGCTGATTATAAACAGCGCGAATTCTTCCTTCCCTTGTTTACCTTCCTTCCCGTTTTTAAGCGTCCTGCCTTTTTTGTACGCAAAGAAAGCCCTGCCTGCCCTGAAAAAACCGTAACCGTCCGCCTTCATTGCGCTGATAAGCGAGCGCGGAGTCCACGCCCCGTAAGAGCGCATCTTTTCTCTGGTTTTCGCGCCGGCTGGAATAAAAAGAGACTTCGCGTTTTTGGCGGTAATGGTTCCGCCTTCCTGCTGGATGCGTGCGTATTTCAAATTGGTGCTTGCGTCCGCCCACATATCGCCGGAATGAGGGGCGATGCTTTGCGTCAGCTCACCGCGGTCGCGCAGGGTCTGGCTGCCTTGCTTAACCTCCTGGGTTAACGGAGCGTTCGCGGGAGCAATCCCGCCGTTGATCTTTTTCAGGGCGCTGCTTTGCATATACATCGCCGCTTTTTTCATTACCGGAGCAAGCCCCGCGCCGATCAGTTTCGCGTAATCGGGCGGGCGGTGTACAACCTTAACCCCCATAGCGCGGCGGCTCCGCTGCAACCATTGCTCCGGCTGCCGGGCAGGGACCGTCGTTGTGCTTGGTGGCGATACTGCCGAAATACGTCTCGATCAAATCGGCGGCGTCATCTTCTTTGGCTTTGGCGCGACTCTCGTTGCCGATGTATGAAAACAATTCGTACACGGCGCGTTTCAACACAATGTCCTTAATTACCGCATTGGTCTCATCGTAAGTGTTTCCGGTAGACGCGACCTTTCCGTAAACCCACAGCACGGCTTTATGTATCGCTCGCTCCGCCACTTCCTTGTCAGCGAATGAAGCGGTGCGGAAGTCGTCGGGGTTTAATTCTTTCTTGAGGTCATCTACGGTTATAATTGTTTCCGGCATAATTTATTCAAACTCTCCTTAAAAAAATTACCCATATCTCTGGGTTATTATTCTGACAGACAAGCCCTTTTCCCTTGGCTACCGGCACGGGTCATGGGGCTGCATATAGACCTCCTCCAAAAAACAACCGCCGGGCGGCGAACCTGGCGGCATTAAAACCTACTCCGCGAATTTCGCGAACGCGATTCCCTTGCGGTTGATCAGCGGGAAGGGCTTGCTCTTTACAAAGAGATCCTCG